TTTTATTTCCTTTGAGCACAGCTCATAAGCGTAAGGCACAGCCTTACTAAATTCATATACCAGACTATTACAGCAAAGTACAACTCTACTAAATTAATAGCCTGGGTTAATTTAACTAGTTAACACCGTACCACCCATAGTTCTCGCTGAAGTCATCATTGATGTTTCTTAGTATGTCTTCGGTCTTTAGAATATCCTCCTCAGTGAGAAGCTTATCACCAACCTTAGATTTACCAGCAACAGGTATCAAGCCTAGCTTTATAGCTTCCTCCAAATAAGCATCATACTTACTACGAGGCAGACCACGCTGCAACATCTCATCTAGTGTCATCTTGATTGTATTGGCTTCAAGAACGTCAGCATACGTACTCCTTAACGCTCTCCTTGCAACTATCATATCAGCCGCATTAGTAAAGAAGGCATCATGAATAGTAGAGGTAGCTGTGTTAGTCTTCTTGCCCCACAGGTGAAACTGCTTGACCAAAACGGCATCGTTAGAATGGTTACCATTAACAGCATAAGCCGTCCTAGCCTTTACGATATCAACTATATCGTTGATCTTACCTGATTTATTAAGAGTTTCATCTAGCCAAGAACTCGATGTCTTCTGTGAAACTTGAAGAATGTTCGTAGTCCACTTACCAAACTTATCCTTATAAAGAAGTTTCTCTTCAAAAGATTGGGTAAAATTCTGCTCTAATATCTTACCATTAAAATTTACCCAAGGAACATTAGTCCAGCTCTGTGGTAATTTATTGGCCTTAAAAATTTCCATCTCCCATATCTTTTTAACTTTAGCAATAGTAACATCATATACGACACCTGTACGGCGTGTCTCAGGGGCTGCAACACCATAAAGAACTTCAGAAAGACTGCCATTGGGCTTCCACCAGCCATACCTTTTCAGAAATTTCTCTGACAGTGCCTCACCAGCCTTGAGACCTAATATCTCACTTGCTCTATCAGGTAACACATAACCTTTTTTCTTACTCCCTCTTATGCTAGTCTTGAGGACCGCCTCCCAATCAAACGCTGACTTACTGGGATCAGCAGAAGTAAGATAATCTGCTGCAAGCCTGCCAAGAAATTTGGTAAAATCTTTCAAGATCGGTACTTGCTCAGCTAGATGCCCACTCATTATTTGAGCGATTTGTTTAAAATCATCTGGTGTTACAGTTTTGTTGTAAGTCTGGGATAGCTTTTCAATCAAATCTCTAGTCTTAGGATCAAGAAAATACAATTGTTCCATAAGCTCATGGCCAGGTGATGTCCCTTTGTTAAATATGTCTCTAATATTGGTTCTAAGTGCCCTGAGCTCTAAAGCAGTCTCTGGTGCAAAGCGATCATATCGTGCTGCCCTAGCTGAAATCTCGTTAAGAACGGTATCACGATCAGAGGCTTTTACAATAAGGGTGCCGGGTGTCCTGTCCAAAATCTTAGCAAGCTTTGCCTCGACATTCAAGATACCAGTACGCTCACCAGCGCCATATAGGGTCACCATGTTTTGGGCTTTTGCGGCTTTCCTTAAATCTTTCTCAGTTAACCCCAGCTTCTCGTTTAAGACCTGGAATCTAGGATCATTGTAAGTAGCTAATGCTATCTCATCGTATAGCCGCCTCTTCTGAGAAGTGGGCACTACATTAGAAAGTTCTGCTAGCTGCTTATTCTTAGTTGTAAGCGCAATGATCTGAGCACCTGATGACGAAGCATCTTGCTCAAGCGCTAAGGCTGTCTTGTATCCCGACAATCTTTCTAAGTTAGCATCAGAGTAGATTGCTTTAAGATTAAGCGCCTCAGATGTTACACCTTCAGTTTTTAGGAAACGATCTATCTTAGCCATCTCAATAGCAAACCTAAAGAATTTACCTTGCTCCTCCCCATCTACCCTTAGTACTAAAGGGTGCTGTAAGATAGCACGTAAATCAGCTGGTTTAGCTCTTAGCATATGATTACCAATAGCAACCATATCATCATTCCACATTTGAGCAATCTTTTGCCTACCTGTGAATGTTAAGCCATCAAAATCTTTTTCAAAGTAGTCATCAAGGCCACCTAAGAAAGAACCTACTTGATCCCTGAGGTTTAAATAGGCTTCTTTGCTAAAGGCTTTTTCTTGCGCCGTATTAAGAAATGGTCTAAAAGTCTCCCCACTTTGAGGACCAATAAAACCGCGATCATAAATACGAGCCCTATGATCAATAAAGGGGTTATTAGAAAAAGATTTACCACTATTTCTGAGCCACTCCATCGCTTTGATTCTCTCATAGCTGTCGCCTCTAGCTGCCATGTACTTACGATATTCATTAAGCTCATTAAACTTTTTAGCATTACCCCTATCGTCTTCGAAATACAATAGCTTATTAACAAAATCATAAAAGTCCTCATCAATTCTATACTCAGCTTTACCAGCCCAATTAAGTGCATCAACCATATCCTTATCAATAAAAGACTCCGGGAAGTCACTGTAAGAACTTGTAGATGTAATTGGAATCCGAGAATCAATTAGCACCCCATCTCTCTTTATAAAGTAAGTCTTATAGCCTTCACGAAAAACTAGCCTGTTCTTTTCAGAAGTCACACCTACACGCAGACCTACATCGACCTTTCGTGTAAGTTGAGCATATTGCTGAATTCTAGGATCAGTGACTCTTATGTTATACGCCATAGTATCATAGTATGGGCCAAAGTAAGCACCACTCATTCGACTCTTCATTCTACGCTTCTGAACACCAAAAGTCTCAATTTCAAAGAACTTCTTAACATTCTTTGTGTTCAAAATATCCATTCCCAGACTGTACCACTCACGCCTGGAACCATTGAAGTTAGCAAGGTTGTACAGGTCACGACCCAATGCTACTGCAAACTGATCTCTGTCAGGGCTGTCAGCTAGACTTAACCTGTGTGCCATTTTCAAATAGAACTGTTGCAATGTACCATCGTCAAGGCGATCCCAAATTATAGGATGCTTCTTAAGGATAACGTTATCAAACTTAGTGCGAAGTTCTCTAGCGATCTTCGGTGCTGTAGAGTCTTCCCACCTGTTCTTAGCAATAATATTATCAATAAAAGTATCATGAAGTTCGTCAAATTGAGTTGCGCCTAGTACCGGGTCAACGTAATTGGATTCCAATAAGCGCTTCAATACATTAGAGTCCCTACGTATTTGAGTCTCAATTGCATCAGAAACGTTAATGATATCAAATTTTATCTGGCCCTGAACAACACCTTTGAAATTGACCCAAGGCTCTGGATTCTTACGATATCGAGTAAATATGATTCTGAGATTATCAGCTACGACTGCTCTTTCATTCATGCTCATTCTTTCGTCTAGGTCATCTATAAATTTCTCAATAAATGCCTTATCCCGATCAAGCAATGACTTATCTTCTCTGAGGAGCCTAATATTATTAGCTAAAACAGAAGGCGCCGGTTGGTATAAGCGAACATCTTCATATCTACCTGTAATCGGATTAAATTTAATCTGGTCGTCCCTAGGCGGCTGTGCTAGAACTTTAAATCGCATAGCCCTCTTATTATGAAGAAGGGTACCACGAAAGTTCGTAGCAGAAAGAATGCCGTTTAGCTCGCCAGCTTGCAACAGGTAGTAGTCAAAGAGTGTACGGGCCAGAGCAGGGTCGCTATAGAAGTCATCAGGCGAAATAGCACCCAGTCTCATAGCATCAAGTTGTTCTTTGGCCTGTGCGAATTTACGGGTATTACCTGGGAGGACATGGCCACCCTCAGTCATTCGTCTTACTTCCTTCAGGCTAGCAGATTGACCTTTGTAATTAATAAACTTATCAGCAGTAATCTCACCTTTTTGGAATAACGCTAGCCGTTGGTAATCGCCCATATGCCTTAACTGGACTTTTAAAGGCTGTCTTCGTAACCAACCATCATAACTCTCTCTGGGTGGCGTTTGGCCATCATAAAAGGTCTTCTCAGAGGCGCTAAGGCCATTGAAGTTACGCTTTCTTATCTCAGCAATACCTTCTAATTTGCTTAGGTCTTCCCATGATTTCACTACAGGCACCGTAGTAGAACGGCAATTATAATGAGCAGGCGGGAGATGTATTATGTCGTCAGAAGGGTAGATAGTGGCGTTCCTATGAATACAGATAGGCGTTGTAGCTGAATCAATAACAGCTACATATTGCCACCCAGCAAGTAATTTGTCGTTTGCCTCATACACGGCCTGATCAGCTTGCGCCTGAACCGATGTTATAGCAGTAGTAACAAGTGTTCTGGCTTGGTACCTAGTTATGTTATGAACATTACCCTTACGAACATTCAAAGCAATCTCTTTTGGAGACAAGCCGTCGGCGATGCCTTTACGCATAACGCCATCAAGCCTGATTTTTTCTCTCTGGGAGACACCTGACCAACCCTCTGAAAGGATTTGATTATTATATAGAGGCTTTTTTAAGACAATTTCTTCCGCTATTCTTCTCGTAGGTCTTCTAGTACGCCATATCTTACCAGCCGTTACTTCAATGTTTTGATAAGCATATGATGCTTGATCATTGAACAAGTCAAGCAATGAACGACTAGAAGTACTATAAACACTTTTGTATGTTTTCTGCAATTCTTGGTCTATTGCCTCTCTGAGCTTGATAAAACCTTGAGGGCTTGCCTTGGCACCCTTTATTAACTTATCAACACGTACAGAGTGGCCGTTAAGTACAAGCTCTACTTTATCTTTAACACGTTTCTCATAGAGCCTTATCATTGCTGCTCTATCTACTGCATTATCATATATTAGAGTGTTTGCATTAACAGCCATTGTATGTACCTTTTTAGTTACTTGGTTTTAGCGAGGAGCGCTCTTGCATAATCTCTAGCTTGCTTCTTCGCCTGTCTCTGAGCAGGGGTGTCCGCTGGCGCCTTAGCGAATCTAAAACGAGGGAGTGAAGGCCCCATTATACCTGGATTAGCTGCAGCTGCTTTAGCTGCAGCCTGCTGTCGTCCTCTAGCCTTCTGTGCAGGTGAGTACGTTTTAGGAGGCTGAGTCATACGCATAGCGTAATCAGAGCCTTCTATCGAACGCATAAGCTTAGATGCCACTTCCATTTGTGCAACAACAGCCGTGCTTGGCGCGTTCTGTGCTTTTAGCTCATTAAGCTTTTGTTGTGAAGCTGCCCAGCGTCTCTTTTGTATATTGCCTGCAGCTTGCGCGTTACCTTCAATTCTGTTCAGACCGAAGTCGGCTACCGCTTTAAAAGACTTAGACTTAGATAGTTTTTTCTGACTCCCCTCACCGAGGTACTGCGTTGTTGCAGCCGCAGCCATGATTACAGGAAGTGTAGCCGCAAAACCGACAGCGTTAGCTACATATTTTGCGGCATCTTTAGCGTCAGCTGCACGTGGCCCATAGCCTTCGACCTTCCTGCCTACTTGCTTAATACCGGCAGAAATATCTTTCCGATTAAGCTTGCCGTCTTTATTTCTGTCAAGGGCGCGCCTACTGGAGGCTGCCGCTGACGCCCAATACTTCTTCAAGCCTTCACTTATGCTACTAGACATACTTTTCTCCGTTAGTTATTTTCTTCAAGATCCTGAGCAGGATTTTGTTTTTCCATAATAGACATTTGCTGCTCTAGATCGTTAGTGATCTCCATTCGGCCATCTTCATCATTATACTCAGGCGGCAATACATCGTTTTGCTTTAGTAGTT